CAGCGGTGTCGGCCTTCTCCTGCTTCTTGAAAGAAGTAGATTTTGCTTTTCCGCCTGTGTTCTCGAAGTCACCTGCCATCTTCTGTGCTGTAGGTGCCGGTCTGCCTTTTTCTTCTGCAGATCCTTTAGCGATGTTGTCACCGCCTTTTGGCATCTTAGTTCCAGCATCTTTTACTGGTGATTTCGCTGACTTGTCTGATCCGTCTGAATGGTCCGCTTTCACTGGATTTTTGTATTCTTTCACAGTTTCTTTTGCTTCTTTGCTTTCCATCTCAACTTCTGGAGTTGGCTCTAAAGATTCTTCTTTGTCCATGTCTCCCATGTCCTCAGCGTCGTCTTTTTTGCCCATCATTGCTTCGAATTCTGCTTTTAATTCGTCTAAAGCGTCTTCCAAGTCAACAACTCTGTCTTCCATATCTTCTTCGCCCTTGTCAGCGTCCATGTCTGCTGGCATTTCTTCACCGTTGTCAGCATCCATCTCGCCTTCTTCTTCAGCAGATATGTCTTTGACCAATTCGTCAGTGGCGTCGCCGCCCACTTCTTCGATTGATTCTTCTTCAGTTGTCTCAGATTCAGTTGCTTCGTCTTCTAGCTCAACAACTTCGTCTACTTGCTCGTCTTTAGACTCCTCAGAAGTTTCTTCAACTTTGTCATCCTCTTTAGACTCTTCAGCAGTTTCTTCTACTTTGTCCTCTTTAGATTCTTCAGTTTCCTTAACTTCTTCGTCTTTTGATTCTTCTTTGGCCTCAGCAGTAACTTCTTCGTCTGCTAGGTTTTCGTAGATGTCTCTTGACTTCTCTACTACTATTTCGTGGAAAAGGGCTTCTGCCTTTTCGTTCTCTTCGTTGATTAGCAATTCTAATAACGATTCAAATTTATTAGTTGACATTTTACACGTGCTCCTTCTATTAGGTCGATTTGTACTTATAAGTGTAATGTATTTACTACAAAGGCGCTAAAACGGTGGCAGAAACAGGCTAAAAAGGTGTGATTTTGGCTAGATTTTTATCTGTAGGTCGAATTTTGCCAGGAATTCCTCTGTGGAGGGGTGATCTATGTTGCCCGCCCACTCGATGTCCTTGGGTTGGAACCAGCCCTTGGGTATCACACGATGGAATTTAGTGTCAGGAAAGTCCTTTAAGCAACGCTTGGTCTGGTTCATCCAGTTGCCATAGAACGTGGCTTCGTCGTTGCGTTTCTTGTAGTTGCGTGTGTCACCAAATATGTTGTTGAGTTTGAATCTCTTGCCGTCGTGGTGTCCTTGATAGTCGAATCCTAATATATAGATCTCTTTAAAACCGTGCTCACAAGCCATCCTCAGTGCTGTGGGACCTGAACTCCAACCCAAGCTGGGCTTGAACCAGTTGATGTGATTGAGTATCTTGGGATTCTTATTGTACTGTGCGTTGAAGTTGCTCCACACTTTATTATGTAGGGGGTAATCTGTCTCCGCTATCTCGAATATCATCTTGGGATCCACCGCTATGAGGAAATGCGGTCGGTGTGTCCTGTACACCGCGTTACAGGCGAACACGGTACCTTTTTCTTTCAACTCGTTGATTTCTATGCCCTTTCGGCTTTCTCCGTTACCGAGTACGAATGCTATGGATGACATTATAACTCTAAGTTATCGTCTTGCGCTGGTTGTCCGTACATCTTTTGGACGAAAACCGCTTCTTCCTTCTGCTGTGCATCGTGTGCCTCTGATGCCAATCTCATAGAATTGATCTGTTTCAGTGTTAGTCTGGTCTTCCTGGTGTCTTCTGAGTCCAATATGGAGATGTCGTTCTCTGGCTCATAGGTCTTGTCCTGTTCAAACCCGTCTGCTGTATATGTGAAGAATTCAAATAGTTTCATTTTGCGTATTTAATCCTTTAGACCTGACCTCCACCGCCTGTTCCGCCTGGTGTTGTACCACCACCCCCTGGCGTCTGTCCCGGCTGTCCAGGTTGTGGTGAGCCCGGTTCTGGTGATTCTGGTTCCGCTGTTGGCTCCTCAAACTGGTCTAGGTCCCCTGTTATGCCGGATTGTGTGACTCCTGCGCTACGTAATTGATTGGATTTGGTCTGTTTCTTCTGTGGCACGTTGTTTTCCTCTGCCCAAAGCTCGGCATTCCTCGCCATCTCTTCCTCAGAAAGTCCGAGATATCTCTTCAATGCGAATCTCTTACTCATGTAAGGCAGTTCAGCAACCGCTGTGAATGTGTTGACCCTTGCTTGGTCCATCTCCGTCTGTCTGTACTGTGCGAAGTTTTGTGGTGGATTCAGTTTGAGTTCGAACATTCCGTTGTCTATGTTGTAGCCCTTTGATTTGATCCACAGTTTGAATTCCTCGTCGAATGTTGAAGCCAACATTGATTGTAGTCTAGCACAATACTTGTTGAATCTCAGTTCCTGTATGTAGGCGGTTCCAACCCTACCGTCGTTGTACTGTTGCTGTCCGTCCTCAGCACCTGTTGGTAGGTAAGAACTTGGTATCCTTAAACCTCTGAACAGTTTGTTCGTGAAGTATCTTAAATCATCGATCTCGCCTAGGTTGGTACCACCCGGTAATGTGTCCACTTTAGATCCCCTACCTTCCGCAGTCTGTGGGAAGAAGTAATCTTCATTTATCGACATTGGGTTGTATGTTGCGTCTATGAAGTTTGTACCACCTGCCGTGCTTGGAATCCTTCTCTGGTTTATCTCATTTTTCACCCTCTCAACGAACTGCATGGCCAAGTGTGTTGGCATGTTACCTACGTCGATGTAGAACACTCTTCTCTCAGGTGCTCTCTGCACCCTGTAGATTATGATCGCGTCCTCTAATAATTCTTTTTGCTTGTACACTTTGAAAACTTGTTCTAGAACCGATTGTCCGAACGGGAACAGGTTGTCTAGCCCGTCACTCATGCTCATGTGTATGACATGTTCCGCGTTGATGTTGTAGGCGTTCATAGTCTTGTAGAATCTTCCGCCCTGTCCTCCGGCGAAACCACTCATGTTTGCTGTAGCACCCGCATTGGCGTAACTTGATCCGTATGCCGCGGTACCACCACCTGTGGTTCCTGCACCACCATAGGTTTGGTTTGGCGTTATCTGTGTTGCTGATAATCTCTGTAGGTTAGGGTTGATGTCTCTGATCACGTACTGTTCGGGTTTCTTGCCTTCGGATTCGTTCACAACGATCCTGTCCACCTTCGCGTTGTCCACGTACAACCATTTCATGGTCTCTGGATCTCTGACGAAGAAACAGTCTCCGTATTTCAGTGCGTTCCTGAATATTCTGAAAATTCGTTTGTTGAACTTGTTGGACTTTGTCCACTGCTGTAGGGCCTTCTTCAACAGTTTGACCTCATGTTCCGTGGTCTCGTCCTTGAACACAATGTCGAACGGTGTCTCGTTCTCGGTGTTGGTCTGTGTTGAGAATTCCGCAAGTATATCTAACGCCGCGTTAATCTCCGAGTCTGAATCCATCTGGTCATACTGGAAGTATCTCTGTATCCTGTTGGGGTGTCCGGTGTACACGTCCGGCAAGTAAGAACTGTAGTTCCTCTTGGCGAAGTTAGGCACCTTCTCACCTGATATTGGTGACAGGTTAGCGTCTTTGAAGTATTTTTTCCAAGCCATACTTTATATTACAATCTTTTCCTCATTTAAGCAACCTAAACTAGGCCCACTTGATTACGATCTTTGCGAGCCGTTGTTTCCACCGCTTTCAAGGCGCGTCCCTCAACCGCTACAAGCGTATTTACGCCATTGACCATATTCGTTAGGCTTTGATTGGCGGTGTTCAAGGCAGTTACCATGTTGTTCATCTTGGCTTCTAGCGCGTCTGTGTTGAATATCTTCTGTAGGTCGTTGTTGGCTGTGACGGTGCTTGACTTACCAGCAGTCACTAATTCCGGTCCGCGTTCACCTGTGAGGTAAGTCGAGCCGGCGTCCATCGGACCACCGAACGCTCTGGATCCTGACAGTGCCTTGTATCCACCATAAGCGGCACCTAGTGCTCCACCTATCACAGTGCCCACTCCTGGTATCACAGATCCCAGCATGGCTCCCGAAGCCGCTGATCCCAAAACTCCTAAAATTTTTTCTTCTGTGCTTTCGCCTGCGGCTAAACCTCCGGAGTATGCCAGACCCGCGGCACCTACTCCTCCCAATCCAACTCTGCCTAATCCCTTGGCCCCAATTTTCAGACCGGACTTCAATCCACCAATGCTCTGCATCACACCACTGTTACCCAGTCTCGTACCAGCGGCAATGATACCGATCTGCATGGCCTTGTTGAACAAGAACTTGCCCGCCAATCCTGCTGTGAATAAACTTGCTGTGAGGTATGGTGCTTTGGCCAGTGCCGTGGCTATTCCGCCCGCACCACCCATGATATTTTGTATTCCGCCTATCAGTCCGCCCAGTGCCGGACCAAACGCACTCAACAAACCTGTCTCGATAGATTGGAACTGGCTTGAA